ATAGTCCGCATACTCGTCAACGAGGTTGAACGCGTTGAGCTTCTGCAGGATGTTCGGGTTGACCTGGGCGGCCTGCATGACGCGACTCACGAACTGATCGAGACTGTTGGCACGGATCGCGCGTTGAGAGCGCGCCAGCATGGACGTGTACTCGACCGACAGCTTCTGCCCTCGGAGCTCTTCAGGAGGCGGCGGAAGCTGGCCCTGACGCGCGAGGATGTCAAAGCATCGCTCGATGAGCGGACGCAAGACTTCCTCGTTGAGACGCGAGAGTACAGGCCCGAGCATCATCAGCTTTTCCTCGTGACGCTCGGCCACCTCGGTAGCCGTCATCTGCCCGTGACCGGCATTCGCGATCATCATGAAGAGGTCAACGTTGAAGGCCGAATTGATGCGACTGCGAACGTCGGCGATGTCTTCGCGCAGGTCTCCGAGCGGCAGGTTCACCGCGAAAGCAGGCTGCACCTGATTGCCCGCCCCCGGGTTGTCAATGTAGCTTCGTCCGCCAGGCAGGAAGTCGACCTCGTTGTCTCGAGCGTCTGCCGGCATGATGAGCGGCGGATTGACCATGTAGTCGACAGCATTGCCCTTCTGCACCTGATGGTGATTGAGTTGAAGCGCGTCGCCGATCGCCATCATGCCCGGAGCTTCCTCCGAGTAGACATCCGAGGCCGACGCTCCCCATCGTCCGACGACGGCAGGGAAATCGCGGTAGCCTGACTCGTCGAGGACGCCAGACGCATCCTCATCATGATCGACCTGAATGACGACCGACCTCCACGGCATGTTTCGGTTGTCGAGCTTGCTGGGATCACGGTCGAAGCGCGGCTCGATGGCATGAATGCAGACGAAAGGCTCATCTACCTTCCCCTCGTCGTAGTTGGTCAGAACGGCGCGGGACACGCGGTCCCGTCCGTAGCGAGAGACAAGCTGTCCCGCCGTCATCGTGAAGCGACGATAGAGCGTGTCAGGACGCCCCCTGAAGTCGCAACCGATGCAATACTCACCGCACACGAGAGGATGCGCCACGAAGCTGTAGACGGGATCCTCAACGATGACGAAGGCCGCCACGCCGAAGACGCCTACCTCACGCCATGTGTGTTGTAGAGCTTGATAGATATTCGTCTGAGTGAAGGCCATCTCCATAATGCGCTGGACATCATCGAGCCAGACCTTCACGGCATGCGACTCGTCGAGGTCGGGGGAGCCAGTCGTCAGCGAGAACCACTGCGACGACGGGTCCGTCATGCCAGACATGAGACCGGCCTGCAGAATGTTCGCAGCACGGACCGCCGTCGAGTCATAGATGCGATTCCAGCGGTCCCGCCCCTCGTTCGTCTTTGATTTGGTGTACAGGAAGCGGCCAGACGCAGGCGTGATGTGGCGACTGATCTCGAGCCACTGAGAGACATAGGGCTCACGCTCTATCTTCAGCCGCTCCCACCTGCGAAGGACACGCTCACGCAGGTCCTTATCCTTCATGGCTTACCCCAACTTGCCGCCGGCACCAAGGTTCAGATCTCCGACGCCACCCGCACCTGTGAGGAGCGTGGAGCCGCCTGACAGACCCGCATTCGTGTTCTGATCGAGGATCGAGCCTACGTCTGCCGACTGTCCCCCCTGCTTGCGCTGCTGTTGGCGCTGCTGTGCGGCCTGCTCCTTTGCCTGCTGCTCGGCGCGCTTGGACGCGGCCTCTTGGGCCTTCGCCTGCTTGTTGCTCGAATAGACGGAGGCGGCAGCACTAGCCGCCGCGATTGCACCGCCAACAATGTAAGCACCTACGGTTCCACCTGACATGAAGTCCTCCTAGACATGAGTTGTTCGTATTCGTCCGTAAATTCCTCCTCCGCCTCCTCAAGCGTTTTGGCTTTTGAGGGGAAGGACATCGTGATGTACGTCTCGGACCGCGCGATGAAGATTTGCGATCTGCCCGGTGCTCCGCGAAGCACGGCATAGCCAACGATTTCTCGGGCATCCTCACCGACCTTGACGATGCAGTCACCAGCAACGGTGACGAGCGTCGGCACCTTGATGACTGCGCCGCACAGAATGGAACTGGCCGGCATCTTGACCGTTCGGACGTACATGCCACCATGAAAGAAGTGCTCGGTCGGGAAGTCGTACTGCGGCATCTCTGCGACGACAGCACGCATCCTCATCGTTTCGTCGAGATCCTCTGGAGAGCAAGCCGGTAGGTCTGACACAATCGAAAGGGCACTCATAGCTTTTTCCAGAAGAGCGTGTTCATGGGCGTCGCGACCTTCTCAAAAAGCTTTTCGGCACGCGTCCCCTTTTTCACACCCCAGTAGAAGCCGTAGCACCCGTCTTCCTTGGCGAAGCGCTCTGCAGCCTCAATCAGGGCCCGACCGACGCCACCCTTTCGGTAATCGAGGTCGACCCACAGAGACTCCGACGACGCAAGCCTTTTGGCCTTGAAGTGCGGAATGGTTGTCGTGACGTAGTTGACGAAGCCGACCAGGCGGTCACCGTCAAAAGCGCCGACACTGTGCAGCGTCCCCTTGATCTCAAGCCACAGATACTCTTGATAGTCAGGGTCAGGCTCGAGGTCCGGATATCGCACGTCCTCTCCGTACTCCTTTACGATCTTCGGCCACGCGGGATTTTCCCAAGCCTCTCGGCAGGTGATTCGTTGGATACTTATGGTCATCGGATGCTCCTGTAATGGATACATCCTCCCTCAGCAACCTCACCACACGCGCACTGATCATGCTCTACTACGACGATCCTTCGAACGAAAGCAAAGAGAGGCAAGAAATCAACCGGCTTAAGGAAGAGGTCAAAAGATTAAGATCGCATGCAATTTTATTGGCCGCTTCAAACATATCAGGTCTAATCATTTGCATTGGCATTGCGGTCTCAAATGGAGCATATAGTCAGAAGTTCTTTTTATTTTCTTTTGGTGATGTAGCATTTTCTTTAGGAATCATTTGGTTTTGGATTAACGCCGCATACCTTTTTATAGGTGCTCCTTCGACAAAAGAATTGAACTCCAAACTCACATGTATTTGCGCCTCGATCATAGTGTTGCTATCGTTAGCGACAATGTTTTTGTTCTATAGGGTCATACTTCCATATTAACGATACGGATCTCTGCTCCTGATCTCTTGGCGTCGACGCCCAACCGGGGGCGTCGGGTTGTCGCAGTATTCATTCATGCGAACTGCGAAGGTCAGGGCCAACGCATCGGCATTGTCAGGCGACGCCATGCCGCGCTTCTTCATGTCCTCTTTCTTCTCGAGCAGGATTTGATTCGTTGGGGTGTAGCCGTATTCAACGCCCGTCAGGTCAGTCTCAAGATCAGAGTCCTGCGGCAAGCAGCCACCCTGCGCGATCCACTCTTTCATGCGTCCCCACATCTCAGCACGGAGATTCTTGTAGCGCTGTGTATTCGTAGCGCCAGAGCCGAAGTTGATTGCGTTGACCGGATAGCCGTTGTGTCGGAGCCAGTCAACAGGCGAGGCACCGACGCCGCCGGTGTCGACATTGATGACGATCTTGCGGACGCCGAGCTTTCGCAAGTGGTTGAAGTGCTCAGCCACCTTGGCTCCGAGCTCGTGCCCGTCTAGGCCGTGGAACTTCTGCTTTGCGATGGAGCGCCCGTCAAGAGCGAAGCGCGTCCAAATCACCGACGCGTCATCACCGAAGCGCGCCACGTCAACGCCGATGATCGCTACCGTCTGCGCATAGTTGACGACGCCCATAGGTCGCTCCATGGCGGCCTGGACGATGTCACGAGGAATGAACTGCATGCTCGAGCTATTCGGGAACTCTCCTCGGACACGAACGCGGAAGAAGTCAGAGTCCTCGCCATAGTCCGCGAGCCATTCAGCAATCTTTTTCTTGTCCGTCATGGCGGCGTCGCGGCCGTCGACGTGTCGATTATTCCAACGGTGACGGAAGCGATTGAAGCACTCATAGAAGCGCCCGGTCGAGCGCGTCGGGTTCCCGAACGCAAACCAAAAGATCTGCGTCTCGCTGTCAGTCAGAGCGCCTTCCGTGACCTCCCAGATGCAATCAGCAATAGCCGATGCTTCGTCGAAGATCACGATGATGCGGCGCTTCTTGTTATGCAAGCCGGCGAAGCCTTCAGGCTTAGTCTCTGACCACGGGATAGCGTCAGCACGCCATGTCTTATCGTGGCCCGGCTGCTTGCATGCAACGGACATAGCCGACACTGAGAACCAATCCTTGAAGATGCAGAGGTTGTGCCACTTCGCCACTTCTGCGAACGTCTTGGTACGAAGCTGGTTCTCGGTGTTAGCAGTCACGACGATTCGAGTATCCGGGAACGTGCAGAGGCCCCATAGAATGATCCAAGCGACAAGGCCAGACTTACCAACGCCGTGACCTGCAGCCACCGCGTACTGCATGACGTGCTCCCAAGCCTCGCCAGACTGTAGCTTGTCTCTCATGAGATCGGAAGAGCACACGTCTGAACTCCAGTC